AAGTAATACTCTGGTCCACTCTTTCCTTCTTCTACATAGGTATAAAGACAGATAGTGAACAATCCTTCTAGATTAATATTGTTGTCTAGCATTTTGCCAATCGTTTTCATTTTATATCCTACGATTTCTCCGCCATCTTCTACTGGTTCTGAGTGACCAAGACAAAATACTTTTAAGTCTTTCCGTAAAGTGCGAGCATTAGACAGAATATTGAACATATTCTGACCAATCTGAGAAAATTTAGCGTAGCCAACCTCTGTAGCTCTCTTCATAAATTCGAAGCCCATTACATATTGGATATCGTCGATTACGATATTCTTGATGTGGGTTCCTTTCTCGCTGATATTCTTAAGAGTGTCAACGATTTCTTTTGAAGTAGAGATTTCTACATAATTCTTGTTGTCTAGGTTGTACATTTTAGAAGCTCCTTTGAAAGGAAGTTCTTTTCCTGCTACACCAATGATGATAGTTTCTTTAGGATCTAATGTCCTAATACTTGTTGATTTGCCTTCGCCTGAAGGTCCAATGATGCCTACTAATAGTGCCATATCTAATTTATTTGGTTTCTTTTGTTTTTCTTTCTACGGTAGTCCAGCCAAAGAATGAAGCAAACTGTTGAGCTGCTCTTTTACATTCTTCTTTATTCTTGCCGGATATCTTCATGAGTTCTTTCCTAGCACCTACATTATTGTAGAGATAGTCGGCTAACCAATCTACGTAAGCCTTCTCCTCTTCTTCTTTCCATACGTGATTGAGATACCAATCGTCTGTCTGAACGTATTGGTCTGAGTACTCTAAGCCAGTACCCTCAAACATCTTTTTTAAAATTGTTCTTAAATGTTCTTTAATTGGTTCCTTTGCCATAATTCAAAGATAGCGAAAGTATATTAACTTTCCAAATTATACTTTTCATTTTTACTTCTATTTACATAACTTTCATAGTTATCTTTTACACCTCCCATACTTGCTGGTTTTGGAAGTTCCTCAAAGTGTGGTACGCCTCTTGAGAAAAACATACCTAGTCTACCTGATAAGCCTGATAGACGGTCTTTAAGAAATCTAACGCTGCGATAATTGTCTTGTAAGAAATTAATATCATAGCCCTGATGGACTTCAATATCATATCTAAAAGGAGCAAATATACCTAATACAACGTCTGCTGAACGCTGAGTAGTCTTACAATCTGCTAAGTCTGCTAAAGAAGGTTCTAACTTAGCTTCTACCAAGTCACCCTTATTAGTAAACATTTGTGCCTCGCCACTAGCGGCTTGCTGTTGAATAGGTACAAAAATTAGATTGTACCGCTTACAAAAGATTTCTAATCCATAATGATCCACAAAGAAAGATAGAGTCTCTCTTAAGTCGTGATAGACTCCTTGAATGGTTTCGGTATGAAGAAGAGAGATATGATCTACTACTACAAAATAAAAAGTATCAGTAGAGTGACTGTAATAAAGCGGATACTTCTTTTCGTCTCTTTCTTCATAAACCATTTGTCCTTTGGTTGAGTCGTCAAAATAACGTTCTACGTACTTTTTAATCCCAGTTGGATTAGAGATATGGTCAACGACTTCTACGTGGTTCTCAAAGAACTTTAGAAAGTCTGATTGCTTTGCTTCTCTAACCCAACTAAGGATTTTCTCAGGGACAGCATAATCACCAAAACTAAGCATCATTTCTGGTGTTACAATTTTTCCATGAGTATAATAAATACAAATAGATATGGCTTCTAAGTATAGTTTTTCTTTAGATTCCTCAAGAGCAAACCAAAAGATCTTAACATTAAATGGATTCTGTTTCCACTTAATATAATTAGAAACAATAGTTAACCATTTTGTAAACTTAGACTTAGCTATACCTGAAGAAGCAGTTATAAGATACATTTTACCTTTAACCCAACCTGGATAGTTATACTCTTTGGTGAGTCTTTCTAAGTTCCAAGGAATAGAATTAAACTTACCTTCTAGGCGGTTTTGTCTATTGTCCTCAATTTTCTTATATACTTCTTCAAATTTCATAGTACGATATTTTACAAGTCTCCCCCAAAACGATTCTCTTGTTTTTTACTTCCTCCGTCCTTAAGATAAGTTTCACACCAAGTAGCAAGATCAGAAGTCTCTGAGCCTCTCTCGGTTCTCTTATAAATAAAATAGTGTGCTTGTCTGATATACTGGGGTGAGCCTTGTTTCTTCCAATGATTCACATACATATCAGTAGCTCCTAAGATGGTTTCAGTGTCAAAGTTGTACTCTTTTATGAATCGAGACATCTTTTCTCCTACTTGTTTAACAGAACTAGTCTTGCCGACTATTCCGATATTCTTGCGAGAAAACTTCTCAATAAATTGATCAAGCCAACTCAAATCTGCAACCAAAGCAAGAGCTTTATCCACATCAACTATTTCCAGAGCTTCTGGTGTCCAGAACCACTCGTTCTCTTTCTTTACTAATAGTCCCGTGGATACCCACTCCTCTAATTTTCTCTCCTTTTGCAAGAGCTTCCACAGCACTTCGTAAAATGTCAATTTCATCTTTTATCTCTTTTATTTTTTTGGGGGTATCAAAATTACGCAAATAAAGCATGCGTGTCAAGTGTTCTTGAGGAGTTTCTTGTTTTTCTTCTTCCTCTCCGTAATAATAGTATAATTCCTCTTCATTCATTGTTTTTAAAATCTATCAAAAAGCTTTAGAATAAATCCTGTAAAGATTCCTGCTGGAAGCCACCAAACCGCATACAAAAAGATATGCCAATACTCATCTTTGTATATTGAGATTAGTATTGGAAATAACCAAACAAAAACTATTGAGATAAGTATTATTAAAGATATTAAGTTTCTCATTGTTTTGTTTTTAAGAATTTTTGAAACATATCTTTATCACTTATAAAATCACCACTACCATAAGGTTTAACTCCGTATATAAGTTTTCTATACTTATTGTATTCACACCACTCAAACAACCAAGTGCTATATTCAATAGCAATCTGTTGTGAATAATTTTCTAATCCTTCTATAACAGATTCCTGAGTTAGAGGTTCTCCTGATAACTCTTCTATAAAGTATTCTTTTGCTTTCATTTTTAAAATATATATCGTATTGTGTTCCAAGAAATAATCTCGTCATGTAAATTAGTCCACTCCTTAATGTACTGAGCTTTTAAATCATGTTTGTAGCGGATGTTCTTTCCGCCATACTGAGAGATTTTGTTTTCTTGAATCTCTGGTCTCCATATTAAATACTCTCCGGGTAAGTCGTAAATTAAGTTTCTTTTGTGCTTTTCCTCGTTATGCGTTAGAAAGATTACTTCAGCTTTGACCAATTCCTTATACTTTACTTCTTTGTTTATTTGTTCAAACAAATATCTGTAATGGTCTAACCATCTGTCGTGGACTATGACAGGACTAAAGTTTATGTGAACATCGTAGCCGGCTTCTATAAATCTGTTTATAGCTTTTATTCTGTCTGAGATTTGAGAAGTGTTAGGTTCTAGCAAATCCGCATAATGCTGAGGCATCAACGAGAATCTTATACGTATCTTTCCTTCAGGATTGTACGTACAGAGTTTATCGTTTACATACTTAGTTGCAAAGCTACCCATAGCTCTTGGGTGATTCTTAAAAAAGTCAAAGATGTATTCCCATTCTATATGTTTTGCATGTAGTGGTAGATCGAAATTGCATCCGATGTCGTAAGATACAAAAGTCGGATGTGTTTGATTCGGTTTATCCACTACAGCAAACATAGCGTGGTTATTAATCTCTGTTAAGATTTGATTTACGTTTGTAGCTATTGTTATTCCTTCTGCAACATGTCTTTTACAAGTACAGTAAGTACAGTTAAATCCACAACCAAAAGCAAAACTAGGTGAAATGAAATCGGTTGATCGGCCTGATGGTCTAATAACCATAGACTTTCTTACTACATTCTCAACTAAATGGCTTTGGTTGTATCCAGGTGATGTTTTCGCTACCATAATAATCTAGTCCTTTACGAGTCCATACAATGTCTCTTGTGTGATTAAGACAGATGATGTGAAGTTCTGCTTTTTCTCCTTCTAAGAAGTTAAGAGTTCTTGCGATTCTTTGAGCTGCCTTAGAGCTAGAAGCATAAGTATGAAGTAAAACTGCTTTGTTCAAATTAGGAAAAGTTACACCGGCATTTAACTGATTAACAGTAGCCAGAAAGTTAATTTCTCCGTCATTAAACATTCTTAAGTTTTCCTTGTTCACTTCGTCAGAGTTCTTAGAATGATAGCCATAGCGACAGATCTCACTACATTGTTGAATTGTTTCTACAAAAACTAAGCACCTGTCAAATCCTGTCAATAATTCTCTAAGCTTAGTCCACTTAGTAGGACTACCAGCTATACTTTGAATTAGTTTAAGCATCATAGGAAAGCTCTCATCTGACTTAGATTCAAAGAAATTAATCTTTGCTTTCTCACTCCACATTCCGCCAGACTTCTTTGAGATGTTTCTAATTTCTGAAGGATTTACTAAGTGAACATAAATATGATAAGGTTTATTTAAAACCCCAGTAGTCTCGTCAATAGTTCTTTCGTACCTAACAGGAGTTAAAGCTTCAATAAAAAACCTTTTCCTAGTTCCTTTGCGAGGAATAGTACCTGTTAAGCCGTTAAGAATCTTAGGACGATTCTGATAAATAAATTGCCATTTTGCCTCTGAGAGCTGATCAATCTCGTCGATTATTACTGCGTCATACTTTCTTAAGTCTTGCTTATCTAAGCTAGCAAAAGTAGTAAAGGTGACATGGCTTATATCAAAGCCAAATTTTTCTGCGTCACCTTTCCATGCTTCTGCAATAGACTTATTAGGATAAGCCACTAAGACTTCTTCATAATAATCAGCTAGTTTTAATCCTACGACTGTCTTCAATTGTGTTATCGTAAGGGCTTTTTATCCCCTACTTCTTACACTTTTCCATTGTGTAAGTTCGGCATACATTTTCATCTGTTCTAGATGGAGGAGACTCGTGGGAGGATTATATTTATTCACCTCCTATGCTCTACGCTACTAGTTAGCCTTTCGTTATCTAACTAGTTAACTCGGTATTATCCTTATTAAGGTGGACTTCACCGATTTTCCCCTCTACTGTTTTAACATTCCTGTTAAAACGGGCAATGTGTGCTATGTATCTTTTATGTTTTCTTTCTAAATAAACGTTTGCATCTTTATAGATAAACTCTGCAAAAGATCTTGCATTATTTCCAGACAAATTAATACTAAAGGTATTATTAATATGTCTTTTATCTTTTCTTAATACTTGTTTTACAATTTTTAATTTCTGTAAAATAG